TACAGCTTTTAAATCTACAATACCACCTAACTTAATCATCTTATTTTGTCTCCTTCTTATGAGTATAAAGGTCAAGTTTACCATCTTCGGTTAACTTAACTTCATAATTTGTTTTTCTTATATCGTTATGTCCACCTTTGAATGGAGTTCCTCCAACTTCTCTGGTAACTTTACCTAACTTAAATTTATTTTTGGACATAAAGTCCTGTACATTAAATGCCATAACTTTAACTTAATTCTGTTATAATTTCTCTCATCACATCCTGTGCCTTACACCATTCATTACAAACTTCTGTTTGTGATTGTAGTTGTTTGTTCACAGATTCATTCATAGGAACCATAAATGCTCCATGAGTAGATGGGTTAGAAACAAAATCCCAACCGATTAATTCAAAATCTTCACCTACTTGAACTTTGCCACCCGATAAAGGTTCTACCGAACCCATACCTCTTGATGAAATACCTAATAGAATACCTGCCTTTAGTAACTCTTTTAAGATGTTACCACTTGGGGTTGGTAAAATCTCAACTGTACCTACTAAATCATCGCCATCCCAATGAATCTCTCTTACATTGTGAGATACATTCTTTAGGTTGATTACAGAAGAATCAGGATGGTCTAACTCACCTAATGCTCTTCTTTCTTTAATAAGTGTTTCGTATTTTTTTGCCTCTCTTGCAAGAATCTCCTTTGGATAAATTCTTCCGTTTTGATTTTCTGCACCAGCCCTTTGTAGAATACCTTTAACGATAGTTCTTCCACTATCATCTTCATTTACTCTACCTTCGAATAATCTGGTTTCTATTAGTAATTTATTCATTATGCTCCCCAAGTTTTTCTTTTCTTAAATAATTCAAAGAAAATTGCAGATACTTCTTGTCTGATAATTTTACGGATTAAATCCTTATCAGATTCATTGAGTTCTTCATTAATTGTGCCTTTTTTAAAATTAATGATTTCCTCATTGATGATATCATACAACTCTCTCTTAGTCATTTTATTTTATCTTACCTTTTTTTAAATCTCTTTTTAAATCTTCAAGAGCTCTAATTTGGTCTTGTATTGCCGTTGCTAAATCTACATTTCTGTATTTTGCTTGTTTTCTAACAGCCAACATTGCAATTCTTTTTTCTTCAGTAGAAGCACCTTCGTTTACTACTGATTCTTTTAAACTTTTAAGATATTTCAATTCTTCTGTAGCACCTTTGTGTTTAGCATATCTATCTAATCCAAATGATAACATTACTCCAATTGAAACATGAAGTCTTGCATTCTGTGCCTTTGGATATTTTCTACCATAAGGAGAAGATTTAAACCAATCTAACATAGCTTGTGCCATTTCTTTAGATACTTTAATTCCTTCTACTTCTTTAGTATTACCCTTAACAACTTGCTCTAATCCTTTTTTAGCAGAGATTTCATTGATTATAGATTCATCAATAGATTCCTCTTCAGAACCAAATGTTGGTCCTTCATGTCCTCTACCAAATCTTTCAGTTTTATATTCCTTACCACCTACTTTAAAAGTATCATCACCATCCTTTTTCGCTTGTGCTACAGCAGCTCCAAATGCATTGCCTTCAGATTTTTGTCCTCTACCCTTCCAAGTTTTTTCAATCTTGTTAAAGAATACCTTCTTTTCTTCATCAGACATTTGAGGAATAGATTTACCAGCCTTTTCTAATGCTTTTTTAAAGAAGGTTTGATACTCCGATTCTTCTGTTAGAGTTTCTCTTACGATTTTTTTAAGTTGTTCTTTAGTAATTTTCATTTCTCAATCTCCTGTATCGTTTTAGCGATATTGATTAGTTTCTCCTTTATTGTATAAATATGATTATTCGTTCTTTTCCAATACTTGTCAGAATCTAATTCATTAATCGTTTTTATCTTATTATACCAATTGAAAAACTTTTCTACTTCTCTTAATTGATACTTTAATTCTTTTAGACCCATTGCCATCTTCTTATGAGGATGCATTGTTTCATCGTTTTTTAATTCTAACCAACGATTAACTGGTCTTTTTACTTTAGCTTCATTAATATCTTCTCTCATACTACCATCGTAATTCATTGCCCAATTATCAAATCCATCTAACATCTTTGCAATCTGTCTTTCATCTGATGAACCATATGGATTGTAATCAAACTTATCTCTCATTTGAGAAAGTTCTTTTTGTCCGAAGTTTTCGTATCCACCTTTTTGTTTCCACTTTCTCATAAGTTGTTTTTTAACTTTTGAAATTGCTGAGCGAACTTGTGATGGTTTCATTGCTTCATTTACTGATTCATCCATTTTGTTATTCTTTTGAACATGCTGATAAATCTTTTTTGCAAATGCTGGGGAAGTAATTTTAGCAATCTGAGTAATAGTTTCTCTTTTGTTAGGTCTTACTGATGTTGAACTTGCATGACCTTTCATATCAGGAAATTTACCATCTAACGAATATCCATAATCACGAATATCAATTAGGTTGGAATCTTTATCAAAAATAAATCCATAAGCACTTATTCTTGAGTTGTACATTTTTCTTACTGTTAGTTCGTATCCATTGTTACCTTGTTTATCAGAACCGATAACCATACCAAAGGATTCACCAGTTTTGTTGTTTCTACCTTTAATTGCTTCGTTAATGGATTCTACGATAGAATATCCTGCCTGAGTGGCAACATCTTTTTCTTTTTTCTTATCTTTCTTTCTACCTGCACCAAATGCAAAAGGAGTGTTGTATCCATCAACACTCGCAGTGGTAGTAGCTTCTTCTAATTCTTGTTCTACTTCATCAAGAATTTCATCTAAGATTTCTTTAAGAGTTTTTTCCATTGACATTCTTTATCTCCTTAATCAATTCATAAGACATCATCAAAGCCGAAACCTGTTCATCGGTTATCTTTTTACCAATTTTTTGTTTTTTCAAAACATTTATAGTTTCTCGTAATTTGATTTTTGTAATCTTATCTCTCATTCCTTTATACATTTCGTGTAAAGAAGTGATAGTTTTGATTAATTCTTTTTCAAAATACTCGTTGAACTTTGAAGTGTTGGTTACATTATTAATATACTCTCTTAATAAACCTTTTTGGTCATCATTTAAGTTTGTATATTTTTTGTTAAATGTTTCAACAAGAATTTTGTATGTCAATAATCTGAGGTCTTTCTCCTGCTTTCTGTATTCTTCTACTAACTTATCCTCTTTTTCTTTTAATGTAGATAGGGAATTTGATGAGATATGCTCTACAAGAGTAAGTTTTGAATCGAATACATCTTTAATATCAAGGACATCATTCTTTTTACCTTCAAACAATTTGTGAATTGAAGCTAAAATTTTATAGTTTGTTACGGGAGAAGATAAGAAATTATTAATTTCGAAGTTTTCCTTGATAGCTTTTACAAGATTATATTTTTCTCGTTGAATCTTTTTATAATCTATTTTAGTATGTGCTTCTAATACAACATCAATAAACTTTTCAGCCTTTGATTCTGTATTATATTTTTCATTTATTAGTAAGTTAAACAACCTAAGTTCTTTCGATAACTCGGTTCCTTTACCATAGAATTCTTTTATAATTGATTTAGCCTTTTCTTCACCACCGTTAAGTATTTCAACAGTTATTTGGCGAGTGAGAAGTTCAAAAAGAAATCCTGTATTTTTAAATTTTGAATGTTTTATTTTTCTCATCTTTATTATTTCCTATTGTGATATAGTAAAAATTCCCATATATAAATATAAATTTATTAAGTTAAAGGAAATTTTCTACTCTTCGAGTATGTTGTTTTCATCTAACATACCTTTCATTTCGTGTAAATACTTTCGTTTTGATGCTATACCTGAAATCATTTTTATAGCTTTTTCTTCGGAAGTCCGAGAACGTTCTTTCGTTCTCTCTTTATCACCAAGTGGGTCTCTACCGTATGGGTGTTTATCTTTACCATAAGTATTACCTTCTTTAGGTCTACCACCTTTATCTTTTAATTCATTTTTTAAATTTTCTAAAGATTCTTCAATATCCTCTGGTTCTTCATCTTCCATAGCAGGGTCATTACCCTCATCTTCAATAGAACGGAATCTAAATCTATCTTTAAGGTCATCTAACATTTTAACTCTTTGTTCATCTTGTTCACCACCACTTAATTTAAAGATATTTTCATATACCCAATCTTTAGATAACATATTTAGAGATTGAATATCTTGGGCCAATCTGATTTTCTCACTCCACAAGTTTACTTTTTCTTGCTCATAAATTGTAGAAGGATTAACTAATCCTAATTCAAAGTTCGTCATTTCTGAATCTGTAATACCTTGAGAGTATAAATGAATGATAGCAATTTTAGTTAATTCTGAAATTACTGTTCTTTGGATTCTTTCAATTGTTCTTGCAAATCTAACATCTTCAGCAGCAAGTGTTGCCTTACCATTTACATTTTCTTCATATCCTAAATAAGCTTTTGGAATTTTAAGAGCTGCAAATAATTTGTTTTTTAAGTAATCGATATCTTCGATAGTTGCGTACTCTAAACCTGCAAGATTATCGATTGATGTACCACTATCACCACCTCTAACTGGTAAGTAAAAATCTTCAGTTAGATTTTGCATATTGTACTTTAAGTTATAATCACCAGTATTTCTATCTACAAAAGGAACTTTCTTCATCTTGTTGATGATTCTCTGCATATAGTTATCAACTTCTGTTGGTGGTATATTACCAATATCAATTTTAAAAACTCTTTTTTCTGGTGCTCTCATGATTCTGTGAATCAACATTGCATCTTCCATAAGAGATAATTGTTTCCACAATCTTCTACCATTTTCAATCATTGATTTACCATATGGTAACCAGTTAGTATCTGCTAATAAACGGAAGTGAGCGATTTCAAAGTTTTCATATTCTTCTTTACCATTTGGGTCCTCAGTAATTTTAAATTTAACTGAGTTTGGATTTGAAGGGTCTGTTCTTTCTAATCTTTCTGTATTATAAACTGAATGAGGTGTTACATTAACAATACCTTTGCCTTCAGCGATTTCCATACCTAAGAAGAAATCTCCATACTTACACATATTTCTTACCCATGGCCATAAGTTGAATTCAACATTTAGAACATCGTAAAAT